CTATCCCATCGTGTTGAACCGAATGCTCGCCTTGATGAGGGCCAGTGCCTGGATTGAATCTGCCGGGATATCTTTCGGTGAATGGTGCGGGTTGTGACTAACGAGGCGGACAAAACGGTCATCGTCCGCCTTCTGAATGTATTTGATCGTGATGTAGCTCTCACCGTCGATGGTGAATGACAAAAGGTACATCTCTCCCCACAATATTCCTTGGGATACGTTGGGGATCTCCTTATACAATACAATATCGCCGCTCTTCAGTAACGGATACATCGAATCTCCACGGACGTAGACCGCACCATCGCAAGGAGGCAGATTGGGTATTTGTATATGGCATATGGGAGTCCGTCTGGTCTGATCTGCAAACAGAGCTACCAGACCCGCAGTTGCGTCGAGCTCATACAGCGGGACGCTTTGCAGATCTATTGGCCGATCTGTACGCAATGAAAATTGCGTCTGTATGTCGGGGCGTAATGGCTTTTGTTCCCCGGATTCATAAAAGAAATAAACACTTCTGTTTATAGCATTGGCGATTCGCTCCAAGACTCCGGTTTTTATATCGTTTGCCTGAAGTAAGCTATTCAATGTTTGGGGAATAACTCCCATTTTCTTTGCAACATCCGCAAGAGTATATCCTTGAGACAAGAGTCGCTCTTTTACTTCTCGCCCGGTCATGAGCAAAAATATTTACAATTATTAAGCTATTTTGCTTGCTATATAAACAAAAGTATTTATATTTGCATCGAGTTCCAAATATGTAACTCACGGACAAATATAGTAAAAAAGCGAATTATGGCAAAAATCATTCTTGAGCACGGAGAACGCAAGGTGCTCGGCGAGCTCTTCAAGGTAAGCCAGCGTACGATCCGCCGGGCGCTGTCGTGCGAGACGAATACGGATCTCGCAAAGAAGATCCGCAAGGTGGCCCTCGACCGGGGCGGCGTATTCAAACCGACCCAAAATCCGGCACAGCTATGAACGAGCAGTGGATGATCCGCGAGAACTACGTCGGATCGGTGATATTCGGGATCCTGGCCCTCGGTGGCATCTTCGGAATATGCGCCGGAAACTTGATTCACCTGTTCACGATCATTGCCAGCGGTTCGGTAAGCTGGGCATTATGGCACGAGGCAAAGCAAATCCAAAAACGATAAACCATGACACGCAAAGAGTTCGAAAATCTGACAAAACGCATCATCGCACCGGAGGATTACCGGCTGATTGAAAACCTGTATATGGCCGCAGGAGAAATGGACAAAGTGGAGTTCTGCAAAGAGATCCGGATCATGTGTGCCTACGACGGCGCCAACGATCGTATTGAGATTCGCCGATGCCTGAAGGAACTGGGCAAACGCATCGGAACGATGGATGCGGAACTCAACTTCCTAAAGCGGGAAACGAAGAGGAAGCATGCGGAACTGGCCGAGATCCTCATCGGCAAGGCTTGCGCATACCAGGACACCGACCTATATAGGGAAGCCGTGCGGCTGATCGGCCAACGGGAGGTAACACTTACGAAGCTGCGCATGGACCTGCCGCTGTGGGATGAGGACAAGCAGTATATCGAGGACACGCTGAAGGTAATGGCGTAAACCTCGACAAATCCCGTGAATCCGCAGGGGTTGACCGGAGCAATACCGGCACGGGAGCGAGTAAATTGATAACAATGGAGTGGTTCGGAAATACTATAGCGGTGACGATGCACGACCTGACGCGGTCCGATGACGGCGAGGCCGTGATGAGTGCCGATTGCTACAAGAAGCTCGTGGCTCGGGGGCAGCTCACCATGCTCCGGCCGGGCAAGGGGCTCGGCTCCTACGCGCTGATCGAATATGCCTCGATGCCGACCCGGTTCCGCGACCGCTTCGAGGCCAAATACGGAGATCCAGAGAAGACGATGAAGCAAGACGAGATTACACTGGCAGCCGACCTGGAAGCGCAGCGGTTCTTCCACGACCACCTGCTGCCCAACGGTGAGCATCTGCCCGAGGTGAAACAGAACGAGTACACGTTGAACGCCCGGGTGCTGAATGCCCTGCGTGAGATGTTCAACACCCAACGGGCGATGCGTCGCGCGTGTAACAACAACACCCCGGTGATCTGGACGAATATCTTTGCCGCTGCCGAACAGCTCCGCGTAGCCTACGGACACACGCTGCCCAAGAGCGAGGCGCGTCTGCGCGATAAGATGCGGCAATATGCCAAGGAGGGCTACGCCTGCCTCGTGTCGGGCAAGTTCTGCAATAGCAACACGCTCAAGATCACGAAGGCCGCCGGGCGCCAGATCATTGCACTGCGCCGATGCCGCGTGCCGGTCTACACGACGCAGCAACTCTTCGATGAGTTCAACCGGATCGCCGTCCAGCGGGGCTGGAAGCCTCTCGAATCGAAGAGTTCACTCGTACAATACCTCGAACGACCGGAGATCAAGCCTCAGTGGTACGATGCGGTCTATGGTGAGCTGGCAGCCAAGCAGCTCTTCGCTCGCCGCAACAAGACCGTGATGCCGACCTTGCGAGACTCGCTGTGGTACGGCGACGGCACGAAACTGAACCTTTACTACAAGGCGGTCGAGAACGGCCGCTGGGTGGTGCGTACGGCATCTGTCTATGAGGTAGTCGACGCCTACAGCGAGACGCTGCTCGGCTACGCCGTGAGTGACACGGAGAACTTCGACGCGCAGTTCCGCGCCTTCCGCATGGCGGTCGAAACCTCCGGCCACAAACCCTACGAGATCGTCACCGACAACCAGGGCGGCCAGCGCAGCAAGGTTGCGCAGCGCTTCTTCGCCAACATCTGCCGGGTGAACCGCCCGACAGCCCCCTACAACGCCCCTTCGAAGAGCATCGAATCGGTTTTCGGCCGTTTCCAGCGACAAGTGCTGCATCAGGACTGGCGGTTTACGGGAGGCAATATCTCCTCGAAGGAGTCGTGGAAGATCAACCGCGAGTTCCTTGAGGCAAACAAAGAACAGCTCTACACCTACGAAGAGATGCTTGCAGCCTATGCCGCCGCCCGGAACCAGTGGAATGCCATGCCGCATTATGAGACCGGCGTCGCCCATGAGGAGATGTACCGCGCATCGGTTAATCCGGAGACGGATCCCGTGACGGAGCTGGACATGATCGACCTGTTCTGGCTGACGACCGAACGGCCGAGCCTCTTCACGGCCGACGGCATCACAATCCAGTACCGCAACCGCAAATACACCTACGAGGTGCTCGATGCCGAGGGCCGTCCCGACATGACGTGGCGACGGGAGAATACCGGCCGGTCGTTCCTCGTACGCTTTGATCCCGAACGCATGGATCGGGCGCTGCTCTACGAGGAGACCCCAATGGGACTGCGCTTCGAGACCGTGGCATATCCGTACCTTACGGTACACCGCAACATTCAGGAGCAGCGGCCGGGGGACATGGAGCTGCTCCGCTGGAACGATGCGCAGATCAAGGAGCAGCGCGTCTGCCGCCAGATTGAGAACCACGCGCTCGAACTCGAACACGGTGTCGCCCCGGAACAGCACGGACTGCGCACTCCGGCCATCAAGGGGATCAGCGAACGGGAGTTCGAACGCCTGGCCGATGCGGTCATGGCGGTACCGGCCGAGCCGGTATCCGAGCCGATTGCGGTCGGCGAATACACCAAAGCCGTCAGCAACAAGGACTATGACCCGGCATCCATCTTCAGCCGAATGTAATATTCAACCACAATCAATATGAAACAGCTAACACTTGAAGAGAAGCAGAGCATCCAGGCCCAACTGCAGGCGTATGTCGCCAAATTTCCCAGCCAGAACCGTGCGGTCAACTCGCTGACGGGCGTCAGCGCCGCAACGATCAGCGTAATCCTGAACGGAAAGTTCGACAACATCAGCGACGAGATGTTCCTCCGTATCCGCTCGATGACCTCGCCGACCCGTTCGGCCGAGTGGACCCTTTGCGAGACAGCGGCATTCCGCGAGCTGACGCTTCTGCTGGCCGATGCCCAGGCGAACCAGAACGTATCGTGGATCGTCGGGAATGCCGGGGTCGGCAAGACAACGACGGCCCATGAGTATGCCGCTCACCACGACAACGCGTTCGTGATCTCCTGCTCGGAGGATATGCGTCGCGGAGACTTTATCCGCGAACTGGCCCGGGTGTTGGGTGTCAAGTTGACACAGTCGAGTTTGCGGGACAAGCTACTGACCGTTACCGACGCGCTGCGCGTCCTCGACAAGCCGCTGCTGATCTTCGACGAGGGCGACAAGCTGATGGATTCGGTGTTCTACTACTTCATCTCGATCTACAACGCCCTCGAAGGGCAGTGCGGGATCATATTTCTCTCCACGGAGTACATCAAGCGCCGCATGAGCATCGGTCTCGACTACAACAAGAAGGGCTACGACGAGATCTTCTCGCGAATCGGCCGCCGCTTCATCGACCTTACGCCAGCTTCGAGCCATGAGGTGGCTGCCATCTGCCGGGCCAACGGGCTGAATGCCGAGACAGCCATCTCCAGCGTTCTGAAGGAGGCGCGGACCGTTGTGTCGAAACCCTCGAATCCGTGGGACAAGAAACAGGCACAGGACTATTTCGACATGCGCCGTGTCAAGAAGTCCGTGCACAAGAATAAAGTCCTCGCTCAAACGAAAAAATAACCCGTTCAAACGCCGTTCAAATGGCTCGCACGTTATCCGCAAAACAAGTCCTGACGATCAAGTACCGCACGATCGCGCCCGGAGGCATCTGGGCCGATTGTGTCGGCACGATCGGCCGCTCCGGGGTGATCTTCTTCTGGGGCAACAGCGGCAACGGAAAGACCTCGGCCGTGATTTCGTTCTGCCGCGAGCTGTGCCGGCTTGGCCTTCGCGGCCTCTACCTGTCGAAAGAGGAGGGGGTCGACCTGACCATGCAGCAGACGCTCCGCCGCTTCCAGATGGCCGAGTGTGGCAGCCGGTTCCAGATCGACGGCCGCATGACCATCGAGGAGCTCGACGAACGGCTCTCGAAACCCCGGTCGGCCGACTTCGCGGTTATCGACTCGTTCCAGTACACGCAGATGAGCTACAAGCAGTACATCGCCTTCAAGGAGCGGCACCGCAACAAGTTGCTGATCTTCGTCAGCCATGCCGACGGGAAGCGTCCGGACGGGCGGGCGGCCATGAAGGTGATGTACGATGCCGCGCTGAAGATCTGGGTCGAGGGCTACAAGGCATTCAGCAAGGGCCGCTTCATTGGGCCGACGGGCGAATGTACAATCTACGAGGAGGGCGCCCGTCGCTATTGGGGCGGAGGAAGCAGCGTACAGTAAAAACTAATCAACCCATCGAAGAGATATGGAAAGCATGAAAATCTACATCAGCGGAAAGATTTCCGGACTGCCCGTCAACGAGGTGGTTGCCAAGTTCCAGGCAGCCGAGCGGAAGATCCGCAAGTTCGGACAGACCCCGATCAACCCTCTGGATAACGGGCTCCCCATCGAGGCGGAGTGGGCCGACCAGATGGGCAAGGATATCGCACAACTGCTTCGCGCCGATGCCATCTACATGCTCTCGGACTGGAGGCAGAGCGAAGGCGCAACCATCGAGTATCTAATCGCCCGACAGCGGCGGATGCGCATTTTCCTGGCCGAAACCTTCGACGCGCACGTTGCGCTCGAGTTAAACAAAATCCTGAGACATGAAACGGAAGCGTAACTATTCACGGCTGTACGCCATCGCCAAGGCCAAAGGTATCGATCTCGAAGAGCACAAGGAGGTGCTGGTGTCGCAGTTCACCGGAGGCCGGACGACCTCCCTGCGGGAGATGACCGCATCCGAATATGAGGAGCTGTGCGAGTGCCTCCAGACGGGGAAGCAGGCCGGGGAGAACACGGCCGAGTACAAGGAACAGCTTCGCAAGGCGCGCTCGGCGGTGCTGAACCGGATGCAACGCCTCGGGGTGGATACGGCCGACCGGACGTTCGCCGCCGTGAACCGGTTCTGCATGAACTCCCGCATCATCGGCAAACCCTTCGGGATGCTTTCCGTCGAGGAGCTACAGGCGCTGATCCCGAAGCTGGAGGCGATCCTTCGCAAACCCCGTACCGTGAAGCCCCAGCGCATCATCGAGGTGCCGATCTTCTTCCGTCCCGGCCAACTGCCAAGCTGACAAGTGAACAATTGTAATGCTACTGGATATGACATACAAACAAATGCAGTTGATCCGGCGCACAGCCTGGATGAACCTTCAGATTCTCGATCGGGGGCCGAGCGAGGCCGACGCGAAATATGTGCCGATTGCGGTTCGCATGCTTACGATGGTCGCCTGTATGGGATACGCGGTTCTCGACCTCGAGGCGGCACTTGCCGATGCCGGGAAACTTCGCCATCAGGTCAAACTGCGGATGGGCCAGATTCGCCACATGACGGAATACGCACACGGAACAGCCTTCAACATGCTGCACTCGGTCAATCCTGCGGCCTCGCGGCAGTACAACGACCAGCTCGACTGGATGTACGGCAAAATCTCGGCCTGCATCCTGTTGCCAGAGCCGGAAAAGTCCTACAACATCGTTGTGTCGCTGTGCCGGTTGATCGAGAAGTACAACGGCCGGATCTCGGGCCGTTACGACTTCGCTCCGGCAAAACCTCTGTACCGGATCCCGGCCCTGATCGCGTGTGCGGATATCCCGGACTACAAGCTGGACAACATCATAGAACTGAACACGAAATCACGATAGTTTATGAAAACTAAATTACTGAAACGGCTTCGGAATGATGCTGAAAAAAGTATATATGTTGTATATGATCCGATTAGTGGGTGGTATAATATTATGGATTGTGGGTTTATATATTATCCGTACGATGATAAAGAAAAGGCGATAGCGAGATGTATTGAGAAGCGTAGGACGCATATCATTAATCGTATAGTACGAATGAGAGGAGAGAAATACTATAAAATTTTTTAACCATGGATATCACGAAAACGATCGAAGAAAGAGCCAACCAGTGCGCGGATTTTGTTCTCCAGAATGTTGATCATGCGGACGCATTATTATTTCGGAAATTGATAGTGGAAGGTTTCATAACCGGAGCCGAATCGGAACATCAAGAGTTACTATACTGGCGATGTCCGAAGATAGAATTGCCCGAAACGGATGTCGAGGTGTTGGTGAATATCGACGCGCCGAAAAACAAGTACGACATCATGAAGCACAACGAGCAAGGATGGTGGCAGAAGGCTCCGGGCGGAGGATGGTGCGCTCCGAAATACGCCCCGATCGGATGGCGTCCGATAATAGAACTCCCCTAAAGAACGATGAATCGAGAAGCAAAATTCAGCGGCCAGTGCTCAAACAACGGCGAGCGGGCGATTGTTGATCTCTTGAAATATTCGGGATACTTATTCCCGGATACGGATGAACAGATGTCCGCTTACGAAGCAAACGTAGCACTCATAGAGTTGCCTGAGAAGTTCCGTACGCCGGAGTTCGTCTTCAAGGCTGTGCGAGAAAATAAAAACCAACAATCAACTATGGATATCACGAAAATGACAGCAGTGGAACGCGCCGAATTGATGGCGCAGCTTGAGGCCGAAGAGCGTGCCGAGAAACAGAAACGCGAAGAAGATGTTGCCGCCTACAAGTCCGCCGTGGACGAGTTTTGCCGGTTGAAGTTTTCACGGCTCAAGGCCATGAGCGAAGAGATGCGGCGTCTCAAGGACGAGGTGTTCGCCGAAGCTGAGACGTTGATCCGACTCAAGGAGGAGCTGTTCAAAACGAAATCCGACCGCCACAGCGACCAGTTCACCACCTCCGATGGTCGCATCACGCTGGCGCTGGGCAACCGCACGAACGACGGCTGGGACGATACGGTCGAGGTCGGTGTCGCCAAGGTCAAGGAGTTCATCAAGTCGTTGGCCAAGGATACCGAATCGGCGGCTTTGGCAGAGATGGTAATGAGTCTGCTGACCAAGGATCGCAAGGGCAATCTGAAAGCGAGCCGGGTATTGCAACTCCGGGAGATTGCCCGAAAGTCCGGATACTCCGAACTTATCGAGGCGACCGACATCATCCAGGGCGCCTACCGGCCCGAGGAGACCTGCCAGTTCATCTCGGCCTCGTGGAAGGACGAACGAGGCGTCAAGCACACGCTGCCGCTCTCGATGGCGGCCATGGATTAGGCTATGTATCGGGTGCAGTTCATCATCCAGCGGCCTGGATACCGGAAGCGCTACCTGAGTGGGTTCTATATTCCGAGACGGGAAGGCATGCCGGTGGCGGAGATGAAGCGGGAGTGCACGGAGTTCATCCGAAACCGGCTTCAGAAGGAGGACGCCCGATTCCTGGACTTCACCATGGAGCTGACCGTTTTCCGCCGCGTGAATGTCGATTTTATCTACCAGGCGGAGTCTTCTCCCGGTCTCCGATAAGCAAGGATCCCGATGCCGAGGAAAATGCATCGGGATCCTGTGTTTTGCCGGGAAAATTCGTATCTTCGAACAAACAAACCCTTCGTAATACCACAACTATGAAAAAACTCCTCATATTTTGTCTGCTAACGCTGTTCTGCTCGGGTAGTCTGTCGGCGCAGGATCGGGTGGATCAACCGGCCACCATGCTGTCCTACAAATCCAGAGAGATCAAGAAGGCTCTCTATTGGGAGCAAGTTGATGGCAAATGGAAAAGCCGCTACAATACGGAGATCCGTTTTCAGTCGGGTGTCCAGTACGATAATTTCCGGTCTCTGTTCATCGGGTGCATCGATACGATGCGTTTCCTCTTCATCGAATACGACAAGGGAGCATATCTCTATCCGAATCTGGAGATGGATTGGCGCTACTTCAGAACGATCTGTGCAGGTCTCCTCGAGGAGGCAGACTACGATGCGTTGAAAGCAATCGCTCCGGGGCAGCAGGTCAGCGTAGTGTCGCACTATACCAACGAGTCTCGCAAAAACGCACAATACTCGTTCCCCGGATTCCTGGACATGACACGTCTGCTTTACTCCTCGGCACGTACGCTCTACAACAGCTACGAGAAGGAGTACGGTGCCGATGCGGCAGCGGCCTACTGGCAAAAGGAATATCCCGACAAGTTCATGCTGGCGGTACTGCGCACCACCAGCGACGGCAAGGACGTCATCCGGTTCCAAGTCTTTCCGGCGTATATCAACATGGACGAACCCGTCGGCATGGACAAGTTCTATTTCGAGATCCCCTACGACGAGTACAGGGAACTGTTCCAGGCCGACCGGAAACTGACACATAAATAGCCGGACGATTCGGACCAGACGAAAAATCCGTCGGAGTCATTCGATTCCGGCGGATTTTTATCTGCCTGGCATCCCGAATTCCGGCAGTAATCCCTATCTTTGTGTCATGGCGAACATCAACTCACAGGAATTGTTTCACTGCCCTACCATCGAGAAGGCCGGGAACCGGAGGCGTACGCGTTCGCTGGCCCGTTCGGGGGATGGAAACATCACCTCGCGCCGGGAGCGGATTGCCAAGCGCAACCGTATCCTGACGGCCCGCTACTACTACTGGACGGAGCTTGAACGGCGGCGTTTCGACGATGTGCTGAAGATCCTCGCCGACAATGAATTCTTCGTCGAGGACCGCACGATCAGCAACGCCCTGGTCGCCGAGGATGAGTTCTACAACACGCTGATCCGCCAGCGGACGACCAAGCGTCAGTTGCGGCGGATGTTCCCCGGCTGGGACTGGAGTTAATCCATGAAGGCCGATTCATAGATCATTCGATATACCTTCAAACCATCCGAACGGCTCTCCGGGGTCACCGATGCACGAGCCAGAGGATTGATGCTGTTATTGCAGCTCCATCCCTGGAGGTTCTTGTGGATCCGTTTCAGCGTATCGTATTGTGCAAGGGCCTTCTCGCGGACCTCGATCGGAGCGGAGGCGTTCGTCGGCGCACAGACGTTGAATGCCACCCGCAGTTGGAACCGTACCTTGTTGCGTTGCGCCCAGATCGTGTGGTTCACGCACTGCGGGTAGCTCATCTCCACCAGGCAGCAGGGAAATGCCACGGGCGGACGTTCGGATGTGTTGAGCTGGCCTTGGTCGGCATCGACCCATTTCAGCTCGGGGACCTTGCTTTTCAGCTGGTCGCACAGGGCAATGAAGAGTTCTTTTTCCATAGTCAGTTATTTAATACGGATTTCACATAAGCCTCGATCCGTTCTTGCAGATCGTTTTCGAGTTCCTGGGCGGCGCCGATAAACTGCCGCTGGGGAATGTTTACGTTCCGTGTATGCTGTCGGACGGTCTGGTCGCCACGTTGTGTATGCCGGATATGGGCCGGAACGGTCACCGATCCTTTGAAACCCTCGTTGTGTACCTGGGCGTAGTCGACCTTCTCGTTGCCGGCCGCAATGACGATCCGCTCGGGCGAGATCAGAACGGGACGTATGCTGTTGAGCAGCGCTCCGGACTGCACGAGCAGCGATCCCGATCGCTTGGGCACCCGGGGCGGAGCCCAGGGATCTCCGTCGAACTTCTTGGTCCGAAAGGTATTCTGGAAATATTCGACGGATGTCTCGGCGACGATCTGGGCTGTCCCCTGCAGAATCTCCTCCATTTGGTTTTCAAGGAGTTTGTCGATTTCTATTTTCATAAAAATTCACTATATTTGTCCCGAAGCGTATGATTCCGGGGGTGAATTGAATTCTGCTATCCCTCGCGGGTGATGGGGGCACTGGACCAAAGACTGGGCTCGATACAGCGGATGAGTACGTTAACCCGAAGCAGCGGTATGGCACTGGCTATCCAAGGCGTTGAGAATGCACGATGAAGGATCATCAGCAAACAACAGTACGTCCGGACGCAAAGACATGCCGCTACGATTTTTTTATGAGCAATCCTCGCCGATATCTCCATCGTGGATCTATGTGGCGGCTGCTTCGCGTTTTCTGTTTCAAGTTCGGAGACTGAACGATCTCAAACCAGGTCGTGATCCGATATTCGAGATTCTCATCTACTTCGCAGATCACATTGATTACCTTCCCCTGATAGAACTTGATAAAGTTCAGATTCCTGAACAACTTTTGGTAATCATTCAACCACACCTCGTCGGGATTCTTCAGCACCTCTTCGATGCAGGTCAACAGCGGTACCCGCACCTTTTCGTAGGTCTCAGTCGTATGCCTGCGGAACACCTTCTCGTCCATGACAACCTCTCGGCCCTTGTAGTCGCGCAGCGTCTTGTGTGCATCGTACCACTCAGCAGCCGACCCGCTGTATTCGGGCATCTGCTCCGTGGCCGCCGCCAGGCGTTTGGCAAAGGAGTCGAGTCCCCAGTCGTTGTAGTAGAGCCGGCCGAGCAGCTTCGAGGCCTTGTCCTGGAAGCGGCGGATGTAGAACTGGTTCTGCGTGAACACCTCTCCGGTGAGGGCGCGGTTCACGCCCCAGCCCTGCGCTGCGGCCTTTTTCCAAGTCGCTGTTCCGAAGAACTCGTCCACGCGTTGCTGCGAGGCCTCGACCTCTTCCTTCTTAACCTCGTGGCCCATCCGCGGTACAACCCGACAGCGACACCGCCAGTCGTTCGGCGGAAAGATCTTCTTCCACCGGGCGTCGTTGTAGGGAAGGACAACCCCTTCGAGCCGACGGTGAGACGGACGTACCCGGTCGTCGCCGACGGTCCGGTACTCCCAGTAGGGGAACAGCTTCGTCTTGCCCATCAGCCGGCGGTAGGTGCTGGCCGCCTCGGACGTGAGCAGCGCCGTGTCGTACTCGGTGCGCTGCCAGTCACGGTTGAATGCCGTGCAGACCTTGCGGGCTTCGCGTTCGAAATCCGCAAAGCTGCCGCTCTCGCGGAAGAGGCGGTTGAGTTCCTGCAGCTCGGCCAGGGTCTTGGCAGCCGAGAACTGGAACAGGTTGATCTCCATGGCCGTCTGCAAGGCATCGTCGCGCACGCCGTACGCAACCCCGACGTCGGCATTCTCGATGCTGTCGGCTCCCGGTTGAACGGCCTTCAAAAGGTCTTCGGAGAGGAATCGAAAGAGCTCCGTGTCGAACGAGGGCTGCGAGGCGGCCACGCGTCCCATCAGCCGCTCGTCGAGCGTGTCACTGTCCTGCATCCGCATGAGGGTTGTGCCATCGATTGCCCCGCCCTGCGGGGCTACGACGAAAAAATCCCGGAGACGGTGCCAGAAGCTGCGGCTGTCGGCATTCCGGATCCCATCGTCCGGATCTTCTTCAGAACGAGGAGCGACAGTCGATTGTATCTTCTCGCCCGCAATCGCCTCTCCCTTGTCCGGCATTGGGATCGAATACTTGTCGTGGATGAACGCTGCGGGGATGTCGATAATCGTCGCGAGCTTCACGATATCGTCCACCGAGAGCGGGTCGGCCGCCTTCGGATAGACGAACCGGCCGCCGCTCGCAGGCAGGCCGTAGGCCTCCAGGATGGGAAGCAGCCGTTCGTTGAGCGTGCGCTGCACGAAGCGCAGATCGCTCTTGTGCTTTGCATCCTCGACCTGCAGGTGCACCTCCCCGAGCGAACGGGCGCCGCGTTCGCCCTGGATGGTGGTCAGCGTCTGCCCGAGGATCGTGATGAGCATCTCCTCGTTTGATGCCTGACGGAATTCGTTGAACGACGATCCGGAGCCGGAGTTCCCCTCTTTGGTTTCGATATCCGCCTCTTTCGGAATAACCAGGTAAGGCGCAGACCCGGCCTCCTCCAGCGCCTTCTTGAGCAACTCCCGGCTCTGCGGGTCGAAGGTGCTGTACTTGCCGATGCGCTGCGGCATGCCGAACAGTTCGATCCACTGGGCATAATCGCCGAATCCGCCGCGCTTCCAGATGGCATAGGGCGCAGCCTTGAGCAGCAGCCCGTAGTCTCCGGGGCGGCCGATGACCAGCAGATTGGGATCCTCGTCATACGGCACCGAGCGGTCGCCCACGTCATTGAGCAGGATCTGGTGGTTGTCCAGGTCGATGTACTTGGGTTTGATGGGTTCGACGCAGAAGCTGCCGTTGAAGAAGATCTCCACACCCGCCCGTCCGTAGAACAGCCGGTGCATGATCTCGCGGATGAGCGTCTCCCAGGCCGTCGAGTCGATGATCGAGCTGATGGCGGGTTCCTCCTTTCCCTGACCATTCATGAAGACCACCTCGGCATTCAGCACGGCCTCGATGCGCTTGTTGATCGCATCGGAAAGGACGCCGTCGATCAGGATATCCTCAAAGAGGTTGTAGAGATATTTGGGCTGTCCGTTGTCGGCCGCCCGAAGGGCTGTACGCCAGTCTCCGATGTCGTAGACGCGGCGCTGCGGCGCCTGTACGACAATCTGCTGCACCACAATCGGCTTCGAGGCTTTCGAGCCGGAGCCCTTTCGGGCGGATGTTTTGTTGCCAGTCTGTGCCATGGTCAGAAATGTTGCGATCGTTTGGGGTTCGACCCGAAAATATACTCTCCGACGGCGGGGTCGGGTTTGCCGTCGCCGTCGGCATCCTCCACGACGGGAAGGTTGGGTTTGGTATCCGAGCGTTGTACGGACTTCAACCAGGCAACGGCCCGTTCGTAGCGGTCCTGCCGAAGCTGGAGATCCGTTCCGGCATTGCACAGGTTGACGAAGTGCCACACGGCGATGTCCTTGACGAAGATCAGTAGCAGCGCGTTGCGCTGGTCGCCCACGGCGCCGAAGATCTTCTCCCGGTCATAGGCCCCGAGATAGCCCCAGGCCTCCTCGATGGCGGCATCGATGGCCGCCGCCACGATCGCATCATCCTCCCGGGAGATGGTCTCGATGTTCTCTTTGTAGAGGTGCGTCTGCAACTCTTCAGGTGTTAGAAAAGCCATATCAGAAACGTTTTGAAGCGTGATGTCTCCGGCCGATGGTATAGGAGCCTTCGCTGAGCGTGGAGATCTTCTGGTTGATGATCCAGACGCCGCCCTCGATGCAGTCGGGTCCGTCGGCTGGGGATTTCATTTGCCGGTTGAGCAGCAGGAACTGCTCTTCGAGGCGTTTCATGTGCGGGTTCTCGCGTTCGTCGGCGTTCAGCACCAGGCGGCTCTGGCGGATCAGCGGTTCAAGGTTGCCCTCGATACGCTCGAATTTCGGCGGTTTGCACCGCACGTCGGGCGTGATGCCGATGAATCCCCGTTCACGGGCGTGCGCCGCGAACATCGGAAGGAACACCTGCTCGTAAAAGGGATCCTGCAGCGTGTTGTTCTCGATGAAGTAATAGACCTGCACCCGCTCGCCCGCATAGTCACGCAGGTTGTAGAACCACTCCACGAACTCGTCGTTGGTGACGTGGTCGAGGAAGCCCGTGTAGACATAGAACTTCCCGTCGCAGTAGCCGAGCAGGAAATTTGCCTTGAAGCTCGACGCCTTGTTGCGGGCGTTCGACGGCGCCGGGTCGGCATAGGCCACCGCGAACTGGAGCCGTGCGAGCGGCGGGCACTTCCCCCAAACCACCTCTTTGATCACCTCGCCCTCGGAGAGCGGGTTGTTCATGTACTCCTGCTGGAAGGCCTTGGTGGAGATCGTCTGCTCGATGCGGCGGATGCGCTCTTCGGAGTTCTTCTCGGGCCAGGTCGAACGGCCTTCGGCGTTGCGGATGTTCACGATGTCCCAGTGATCGGCCTTGGCACCGGCCCGCGTTACGCAGCAGTCCCTGGCAATGACGTTGCCGCAGAAAACGACCAGCAGGTCGCCGCTGACCGATCGGGTCGGGATCAGCGCCTCCTCGAACCATTGCCACTTTTTCTTCACGATGTCGGGATTGCGGCAATCGGCATCCGTATCGAAGTCGTCCGGGAGGATCGTGTCCGGGCGGAAAGCATCCTTGCGGGTGCCTCGCGGCGATTCGAGCGCGCCAAGCGCCCGGAATGCCGCTCCCGAGGTCAGCGAGAACTCGTCGGCGGTCCAGTTGCCGGCTTCCCGCAGGTCGCCATAGTAGGCCTTCAGCAGCGCGTTCTGCTCGAAGGCCTTCTTGTAAGGTTCGAGCAGGCGCGTGGCATTCTCGTGGCTGTTCGATACAAGCAGCACGTTGCGCTTGCGCTTCGTCAGCACCAGATACATGATGCACATGAAGACGATGGTCGATTTGGCCAGCTCACGCGACCAGGATAACACCTCGTACCACTCGGGGTTGGAGGTGATCCGCCGGATGGCCCTCTTCTGAAAGGGCGTAAAGGGATACCGGGCATACTCCGCAAAGAAGAAGAGCATCCACGCCACGGGATCCTTTTCGAGCTTTTCGAGCCGCTGCTTCCGCTCCACGGGAGAGAGGCTGTCTACCGCTTTGTCACGCTTCAGTGCCCGGTAATATTCACGCCATTCGTTCCAGGCGCGCATGTCGTCTACTTTACCCATTTCAGCCGTTCCTGTATGTATGAATCGAAATAGTCCGAGAGCGCCTTGGCCTTCTCCAGGTCGAGAGAGCGGATGTAGTCGAGAATGCCCCGCGATACGTTGACGATGTCCCGAACGGAGGCATCCTGTTCGAGCGCCTCGAGGTCGGCCGTGAGCTTGCGCCGGATGTCTGCCTCCTTGGCCGTCGGATAGCGTGCTCCCGGCTCACGCGACGCAATGCTCTCGTCGAGTTCATTGAGCTGCATGAGCGTCGATTTGATCCGCGCCTCCCGGGTCTGGAGGAAGTTCAGCTTGAGGCCTTCCCACTCCTTGGCCCACCGGACGATGGTGATCCGCGAGACGCCGACCTTCGCGGCGATCTCCACCTGCGTGAGGTCCGTCGTGAGGAAGAGCAGTTTTGCCCACTCCTTTTTCTGCTTGTTGTCCAATTCCTGCGTCATGAAAATCTCGGTTTTACACCCCAAAGGTAAGGCCTTGGCCCGAACGCAGCGAATCGCGGATAAATGGTCTGCCAGCAAAGTACAGTTAAACTGCAATAGAATGTAAACCAATACAATGCGATTTGCAAGAGGCCTGTTTTCGATCCAATTTTGCCGAAAAATGATGGCTTTTTATGAAACAACCCACATTCGTGCTGCACGACGAGACGGTCAACACCTACGGGTTCCGCATGCTCACCAGCGGTGCCAACCTCGAGGAGTTCCGCAAGAACCCCGTGATCCTGCTCAACCATAAGGACTGGGAGCTGCCGATCGGTCGCTGGGAGAACATCCGCATCGAGGGAACGCAGATCCTTGCCGATGCCCTCTTCGACGAAAAGGACGACATCGCGGTGAAGATTGCCGGCAAGGTCGAAGGCGGATTCCTGCGCATGGCCTCCATGGGCGCCTGGCCGCCCGAGGAGGTAAGCGATGCCGAGGAGCTGAAACTTCCCGGGCAGACGCTTCCGACCGTAACGCGCTGGACGGCCCGCGAGGCCTCCATCGTGACGATCGGCGCCAACCACAACGCCCTGGTGCTCTTTGACCGTCAGACGGGGAAGCCCCTCGACCTGACGGATGCCTCGACCGTCATCCGGCTTATGGACAGACTCAATCACTCAAAAAACGATTCGAATATGGACAACACCTTGAAGGAGATCCTCAAACTGCAGGACTCCGCACAGGACGCCGAGGTGATCGGCGCCGTGAAGCAGCTGATCGAGAATCACGACCGGCTGGACCGTGAAAACCAGGAACTCAAAGAGGCCGCAGCACGTGCGAAGACCGAGCGCAAGGAGGCCCGCCGTGCCGAAGCCGTCCGGCTCGTGGATGCCGCCATTGCCGACGGACGGATCCATGCCGCAGGCAAGGAGGCGTACCTGAAGCTCTTCGATGCGGACTTCGAGAACACGCGGGCCACGCTCGACGCCATTCCGCGCCGCCAGTCCGTCACCGGGCGTATCCGCGAAGGCGAACGGCAGCAGGCGACAGAACTCTCCGACCTGGCCGGCAAGTCGTGGAATGAGCTTGACAAGGCCGGACGCCTGGTCGAGCTCAAGGACAAGGCCCCGGAACTCTACCGCGAGAAGTTCAAGGCCGAGTTCGGCACCGAACCCAACATGTAGCACTCATCAAAAACAGACAACACTATGGCAATTCAGAAAGAAATCTGGACGCGGGCGATCGTCGAAGGTCTCTTCGCTTCCAACAGCTTCCTCTCCAAGGCGTTCAACGCCGACGAGTACGTCGAGGCGGGCAAGATCGTGCATATCCCGCAGGCCGGGGTCGCCTCGAACGTTGTAAAGAATCGCACGACGCTGCCGGCCACCGTAAAACAGCGCACCGATACGGATGTATCGTTCGAGTTGAACAAGTTCACTACCGATCCCGTCCTGATCGACGATGCCGAGAAGGTCGAGCTGTCGTATGACAAGCGCGAGTCGGTGCTGCGTCAGGACAAACTCGCCCTGTATGATGCCGTGGCCAAGGACTTCATCTTTTCCTGGAGTCCCGGATCGGAGCGTGTGATCGAAACCACGGGTGAGGCAGTCGATGCCTATACGCCGTCGGCTACGGGCAAGCGCAAGGCGATCGTCAAGGGTGACGTGCTGACGCTTATGACGAAGTTCAACAACGAGAACATCCCCCAGGAGGGTCGCTACCTGCTGCTCGATGCGATGATGTACTCGCAGTTGCTCAACAGCCTCACGGCCAACGAGAACTCGGCGTTCCTCGCCTCGGCGGATGCACAGAACGGCGTCCTTGGAAAGCTCTTCTCGTTCAACGTTATGATGCGCTCACGCTCCGCACTCTACACCACGGCAAAAGCCCCGAAGGCGTGGAGCGAAAGCGGTGAAGCCACGGACCTCGCTGCCGCCCTCGCCTGGCACGATCAGTCGGTATGCCGCGCTTTGGGAGAGGTCAAAGCCTTCGAGCAGGAGAAGGCTCCCGACTACTACGGGGATCTCTACTCCTTCCTCGTTCGTGCCGGTGGCCACATCATGCGCAACGACAATGCGGGTGTAATGGCGCTGGTGGGTGCCGCAACCGAGTAACGCCATGAAGCCTGCGGAGTTCAAACGCCAATACTATCCGGCCATCGAGCGGGTCTGCGCCGAGACGGGGCTGAATCCCCTGTTCGTGGCGGCACAGGCCGCGCTCGAGAGCGGATGGGGTGACTCGGCCATCGGCAACAACCTCTTCGGTATCACGGCTGGCGACAAATGGACGGGGAAACGGCAGACCGTACGGACGTTCGAATATTTCGCGGACGACCAGCAAGGCGGCCGCTTCGAGCGGGTCTATTCGATCACCCGGGTCTCGAACGGACGCTTCCGGTACGAGGTTGACCGAGAGTTCCGGGACTACGATACGCTGGAGGATGGCATCCGCGATCACGCAAAGGTCCTTTCGGCCAAGCGCTATACGGCTGCCTGGGCCTATCGCAACGATGTAACCCGCTTCGCCTACGAGATCGCCAAGGCCGGCTACTGTACGGCCGATGCAACGGAATACGCTAACCTGATCTCGGACATCGCTCGCATGATCGAACGCGTGTAAACACTTTTCAAACACCGATTGAACCATGGACAGCATCTGGATGCAACTGCTCACCTTCGCACTTCCCGGGGGATTCCTCGGCGGCGTGTTCACCTGGATCTTCTCGCGCCGCAAACAGAACAACGATTTTCTCGTGGAGTTGCAAAGCTCGATCAATCTGCTCTCGGGAGAGAACAAGAAGATCCTCGAGGAGAACATCCAGCTGCGCCGGGAGAACATCGACCTCAAGGCCAACCAGGAGGAGATGCTTGTACGCATCGACCGGTTGACCAAGGAGGTCGAGCGACTCCGCAAGGCCATCGGGAAACGAACCTCTTATGAAGACAATACACTTTTCAGTGCTGCTCGTCGCGCTTCTGGCGAGCTGCGCACCGATGAAGAGCTCGGTCTCGACCGAAACGGGCATCCGGGCCGACACCGCCCGGCACGAGCATCGCCTCGCTCAAGACGCCGCCGAGCGGACGACGCAGGCAGCGACGACCTCGCAGTCGGAGGAGATCTCGGTACAGCGGGGAGTGCGCTCGGAGGTGATACCTCCGCGGACGGCCTCGGTGACGGTAACGGAGGAGAACCTCCGTAACCTCCCCGAAGGCGCGGCCTACACCGCACGCGACGGGTCGCTGACACTCGAAGCCCGACGCGAAGGGGAGATCTTCCGCATTACGGCGCGGTGCGATTCGCTGGCGCGGCGCATCGAATATTACGAAGCGACGTCGGTGAGGCAATCCCGGCAGGTGGACTCCCTGGAGCGGTGCCTGACGCAAGCGCGCGAAGCATACGATCTGCTGGCCGAGACCGCCTCGGCCGAACAGGTGCAGACGCTCGACGAGCGGACGCGCTCACCCGCCCATCGGGGAGGATGGATGCTCCTTGGCATGATCCTCGGAGCCATCGGGGGCTGGTGGGCCTACAAGACAGACATTATACACAAACTCATTAAAATTTTCTGACTATGTCAAAGGTAACAACGAACAACCAGGGATACCTGATGCTTCTCGATGCGATCTACTTCGCGGGGAAACGTATCGGCTACATCTCCGAAGACGGTCTCGACTGGGGCGGTGATGATGCCCAGACCGTGGAGCTGTGGGCTGCCCAGGTTCGCAACAATCCCGTTCTCGACATCGAGACCAGGGCCGCGACAAACGAGATCACCGGAAAGATGATCGAACTCGTCCCGGAGAACTGTGTCAACATCATGGGCGGTAAGGCCGTGGGAGACGAGTGGCAGATGCCGGCCAGCTCGATCCGTGTCGAGGGCGAGTTGAAGATCCTGACCGGTACGGGTCAGACGATCCTGCTCAAACGGGCCTCCCTGCGGGCTTCCAAGATTCGCGGAGGTCTCGGTGGCGAGAATACCCTGGGCATCGAGTTCGGGCTGAAGGTGCTTGCCCCGCTGGACGGTTCTTCGCCCGGATCGATCAAGCCGACGGATCCGTTCATCACGGCTGATCCCACGTCGCTCACCTTCGAAACGGCCGGCGGAAGCAAGACCGTGAACATCGAAGCGTCCGGGCCGTTCTCTGTCGGAGCCGTTCCCGAGGGATTCTCCGTGGAGATCGTCAACGGACGTGTGACGGTGATTGCTTCCAATAACGATTCGGGCGGCGAGCGCAGCGGTGAACTGAAGTTCATCCTTGAGTCGGATCCCGAACAGGAGGCGACGGTAACGCTCACGCAGCCCAACGCATAAGCCATGAAGAGATCCGTCGAACTGGAGGCGGCGGAAGCCCTGCTCGATGTGGGGATTTCGCTGCCTCTTTTCCGTATCCGGATGCCCTGGGGCAAGGAGTGGACATGGAGGGTGGTCATGCACCGGCCCTGCCTGGGGTCGCAGATGCGCATCGCGCGTCAGTTCCTGAAGCTCGGCATCACCGCCCGGCAGGCAGAACGGTTCACCGATGACCAGGAGCGGGCCTTTTTCGTCGAACACCTCCACGAACTCTCGATGATGGCGGCCTTCGCCGTTTGCCGGGGCTATCTCTCGGGGCTGATTCTTGCTCCGGTCGTGGCCTGGCTGATCCGGTGGAAGGTGCCGCCCGAATACCTGATCGAGGCGCAGCGATGGTTTCAGAAGCTGCGCGGTACCCGGGATTTTACCAATATTATCGCCTCGGCCGAAACACTCAATCCGTTTCGGCCCGCCGCGAGCCAAAAAAGTCCGATAAGCGGGAGTTAAGAGCTGTTCAGGAAGGCTCCCATAGCCCGTTCGGAATCATCTGGCAGATCGCCTCGGCAACAGGATGGTCCGTGCACTACATCCTGTGGCGGGTGAACTTCCAGACGCTTACCCTGATGCTGGCCGATGCGCCGCACTATGAGTTCTCCGACGACAAGCAGTCCGGAGGGATGACAACCGAACAAATCTTTCAATCGAAGTTGAAGATATGATAAAACCCGTCGAGATCGAGTTTCTCGTGAAGAACAATACCCGCCAGGGACTCTCCGGAGTCTCCGGCGGGATTGAGGGTGTGGAGAAGAGTGCATCGGCCGCACAGAAGCGCATTCAGGCGCTTGAAGCGGAGATTGCGCGACTGCACAAGGTCATGGCCGAGACGCCAAAGATGAATCAGACGGAGAATATCCGGCAGATCGAGACGTTGCAGCGGGAGATTCAGGCGTTGCAGAACACAGCGAAGAAGACCGACCTGATGCCCGTGAATGCGCCGGCCGTCCAACGCACCTACAACGGGTTGAACATGTCGATCCAGCAGATGGCCCGCGAGCTGCCGTCGCTGACCATGGGTCCGCAGATGTTCTTCATGGCCATCTCGAACAACTTGCCGATCTTTACCGATGAACTGGCCCGTGCCCGCAGGGAGTATGAACTGCTCACGGCGAGCGGGCAGAAAGCCACACCCGTATGGAAGCAGGTGCTTTCGTCGATCGGATCCTTCCAGACCCTGCTGGCCGTGGGCATTACCCTGGCCGTCGTCTATGGCAAAGAGATCGGGAACTTCGTGTCGAGCCTGTTCCTGGGAAAGAACGCCTTCGATGCGGCGGCCCGTTCGGCCGAAGCGTTTCATGCTACGATGCTCGAAGGCAACAGGAATGCTCAAAGTGAGGTTGTCAAACTGAATCTGTTGTATCGGGCGGCGACGGACAATGCCCGGGCCATGGATGAGCGGCTCGAAGCAACGAAAAGGCTCAAGGACGAATATCCCGATTATTTCAAGAATCTTTCGGACGAGCAGATCATGGTCGGGAAAGCCAGCGATGCCTACAAGTCGCTCGTTGCAAACATCTATGAATACGCCAAAGCCCAGGCGGCATTCAAGAGCATGGTCGACCTGGAGCAGCAGGGACAGATGTTCGATACGACGGCGAACATCGACCAGTATAAGAGAGCCTATGATAAATACCTCAAATTCCAGGAAGATGTTGCAGCCAAACGCAAGATCTATGAGGCGACCCCCTGGGCACAGCGGGGAAATGCCTCGAAGCCATATAAGGATCTTACCTGGGCGGAGGTGTTGTTGCTGAACGCCCGTAGAGAGATGGAGGATCTGCAGAAGCAGATTTTCGAAGAGGTCAAGAAGTATGATGGTGGCGAGGAGGTCATCGATGAGATCAAGGAGCGCTTTGACGGCAACCTCGGAGCGTTCCTGCAGTTCATAGCCGAGCAGCGGACCAAACTGGCCGCCATAGCGGAAAAAGCCCAGCTGAACGACAACCCAACCACCAGTGAAAAAAAACAATCCAAGAATACGGATTCCGTAGACCAACTTGGCGAACAATACCAGGCTGCCGTATTGAAGCAGCGGCAGGAACTCAGTGAACTGTCGGTTGCTGCAATGCAGGAGGGAGCCGATAAGGAACGGGCACAGATACGGCTCGAATACGAGAAAAAACGACAGCAATATGAGGATGAGGAGCGTAAGATGCTCGCGCTTATCAAGAAGCTGCGGGCATCGGGAGCCGATGTCGATCCTGGAGCAGAGAAACAGATGATGGCGTTTTCGGCCGCAGCCACATCCTCCGCAGCACAACTCCGGGACAAGCAGCTGGCAGAAGTCGACAAGAAAGAGGAGGCAACCTATGAGAAGCTGCTTCAGAAATATGAAACCTACCAGCAAGGCCGTCTGCGCCTTGCTCAAAAATACGATGCCGACATTGCAAAACTCGCCGCAGCCCCCCAGAACCAGGAGGTGGCACAACAGGCCAAGCAAAAAGCCCTCGATGAGTTCGATGTGAAGTTCGCCTCGCAGTTTCCGCAGTTCGAGGCCTGGGCCGACCGCATTGTTGCCGCTTCGGTCGAAAAATTGAAGATGCTGCTGTCCGAAGCACAGGCAGAATTGGAGGCCCTGGAGAATGATCCGACGGCCAACAATGGTGCCGTGGCTGTCGCTCGGGCCAAGGTGGTGGAGTTGAAATCCAAACTGGAAAAATCCGGGAACGAAGATCCGCTTGCTCCCGACGACCAGTCGATCAAGAAGTGGCAGGATCTTCAGGAGGTACTACGCGACGCGAGCAATGAGTTCGAACAGATCGGCAATCAGGTGGGAGGTACGGGTGGCGAAATCCTTCAACTGGCCGGACAAATATCCACCTCCATCATCACCATGATCGGAGGAATCCAAACCATGGCCAATGCCGCTGCAATCTCCATATCGAATGTCGAAAAGGCTTCGGTGATACTGACAATCATTGCGGCTGCCGTACAGGTTATCACGGCCGTTGCCGGGTTGTTCAGCGACCAGGAAAGCTCCATGGAGCGGAACCTTCGCCTGGCCCGGGAGTTTAACGAGGAACTGCGCATCATGAAGGAGCGTTCGAAGATCGACTCGGATGCCTACGATTCGATTTTCGGGGATCGGCTCTACGACCGCTATAAACAGAACGTCGAGGCCGTGCGGACCGCCCTCGACGGGTTAAGTGAAACGCAGGAACAGATCATGACCCGAGGCAAGGAGGTCTTCGATTCGTTCAGCAAGGGTTCTACGGGTCTGGCCAATCTCGACAAGGTGGCAAAGACCTGGGAAACGGTTGCAGACTCGGTCTACAACATGCGGGTGCAGACCCGCCACTCGACCTGGTTCCGTTCAGCCAAATACAAGTCGCTGGGAAGTCTTGTCCCGGAGTTGTTCGACGATGGAGAGCTCAACATGGAGGCGCTCAAGGAGTTTGTCGAGAACGGCGGAGACACCTTCAAGCATCTGTCGGATGCGAATCGAAAGCTGCTGCAGTCTCTGGTCGACGATTGGGAGACATACGAGGAGGCGATCGGTGCAGTAAACGATTATCTGCAGGATATATTCGGCGATCTGGGAAATACGCTGACCGACGCCTTGGTTGATGCGTTCGAAAACGGTACGGATGCGGCCGAATCGTTCGTGGAGAGCGTGGGCCAGGCCATGCGGAAGCTGGCCAAGGACATGATCTATTCGAATACCATCGGGCAGGCCTTCGAAGATGCTCAGCGGCGTTTCGACGAGATCAACCGGGAGAATGGTCTGTCGGATGAAGAACGATTTGCAAAATGGTCGGACGCCATGCAGCAGCTGGTCTCCGATGCCATGGGGCAGCAGGATGACTTCAACAGGTTATGGGCGGAGTTCCGCCGTATCGCGGCCGAGGCCGGACTCTCCATCGACGACATACAGGGAACCTCCCAGAGCGGCAAGGCCGGAGCGGTAAATACCGTAACGCAGGAGGCCTTCTCGCGCGTCGAGGGCCTTGTTACATCGATACAGATCCATGAGGCGAATGTGGACAGGGCCGTCGAGGAGGGGATTGTCCCGGTTCTCGGCAGATCGCTCGAAGCGCTGAACCGGATAAGAATCAATACCGATACGCTGCCGCTGATGTATGAGATGCTCGCGAAGTTCGACCGCGAGGGCATAAAGGTGAAATGATATGGAAAAGGTGCTTGCAGGGCTGTTCCTGATCAACGGGACAGACATATATACACAGTATGGAGCCTTCCTTGCGGAGAAAGAGGAGGACGGCAACGACAACTATGACTCGCTGCTTCAGTTCCCTGGCCTCAAGGAGCAACCGAAGGTGTCGCTTCAGGATGAGGATGGAGAACGGACTCCCGATGTGGTCGCACAGGCATACGAGGCGCGCGACATCACGCTGCAGTTCGCCATTGCAGCACCCGATGCCCGGACATTCCTCACGCGCTATTTTGCCTTCATGCGCTTCCTGAAGGAAGGCGACGACGGGTGGCTGACACTCCGCCTGACGGACGTGGGGCTGCAGTTCCGGGTATACATGGTCTCTTCGCCCGGTTATTCGCAACTTGTACCCTTCGGCCGGGGCGAGGTCGCAGCCTCCTTCACGGTGAAGTTCCATGAGCCGCAGCCCGCCTTAGAGCTCGCCCCTCAACCCGATGAATAACGTTCAAACACCCTGCGAATGAAACTCGATATCTATTCGAAAGACGGACGGCTCAAGCTGACCGTCGCTCCCGAGAGCAGCAATGCCGAGTCGCTCGGCATTCAGGAAGAGAGCACTCTGTCGCTCTCCTTCACCGCATTTGCATGCGTCACGCTCGAAGTCTACGACTATGCGGAGTTCCTGGGACGGCGCTACTGGGTGACCGAACGCTACGTCCCGACGATGAACGCCCGCCGGGAGTGGGCCTATTCGGTCAGACTGTCCGGTGTCGAGGGACTGGCTGCCCAGACGCTGATGGTCAATCCGGACGACGGAGACAACCCGGTGCTGATCCTGTCGGCGCCGGCCCGGGAACACGCGGCGCTGATCGTGGCGAACCTGAACCGCCGGATGGGGACGACCGACTGGAAGGTCGGCGAGGTGGTCGTCTCGGAGTACATCGACATCGACTACACGGGCAAATACGCTTCCGACGCCCTCTCCGAGCTCTCTGGGGCAGCCGGGACCGAGTGGTGGTTCGACGGCATGACGCTCAACATCTCGCGCTGCGAGTTCGGCGAGCCCATCCCGTTGTCGTACGGCAACGGGCTGCTGGGCGGCATTTCGCGCACGACGGCCGACGGTGTGAAGTTCTTCACGCGGCTCTTCCCGGTGGGCTCGTCGCGCAACATCGACCCCGACGACTACGGCCATACACGTCTGCAGCTGCCCGACGGGGCGACGTACGTCGAGCAGGATGTGCACCTCGGCATCGTTGAGCACTACGAGCAGGCAGCCTTCGAGGGGATCTATCCCCGGCGTGTCGGACAGGTAGGCACGGTGCGCCACGAGGAGGCAACGGGTGACGACGGTGAGCCCTTCACGATTTGGTACTTCACCGACCCCGACATCCCGTTCGACCCCAATCAGTACGAGATCGGCGGACTGGTCAAACGGGTAACCTTCCAGTCGGGCGAGCTGCGCGGCCGCGAGTTCGAGGTGAACTACGATGCGGATCGGAAGGAGTTCGAGATCATCACCCAGTGGCCCTATGACGACGCGATGCAACTGCCGTCCGAACCGCTGGTTCCGGCTCCGGGAGACGAGTACATCCTCTGGAACATCCGCATGCCCGAGAGCTACTACCCGGCCGCGGAACAGGAGTACAGGATGGCTGTGGATCAGTTCATGGCCGACAACCGAAAGGATCTGTCCGAGTTTACGGCCTCGACCGACTTCACGGTCATCAAACGCCGAGGCCTTGATCTGCGGCCCGGCCAGCGGGTTCGGATCGAAAGTGCCGGGCTCTTCCCCGATACGGGATACCGCGATACACGCATCGTGTCGATCTCGCGCCCGCTCGTCCGTCCCGGAAGCATGACGCTCAAGATGAGCGACGTGCTATCAACCGGCCGCATCAACCGCATCGAGAGCAACATCGCCTCGGTCGAGCGGCTGACCAAACAGGTTTCGTCGGAATTCCCCGACTTGATCCGCTCATGGGAGGAGACACCTGCCAGCGACACGACGATCTACTCGTCGCGCAAGAGCGAACGGGAGTTCCTCAACAGGCGGCGGGGAGGGGCCGTCGAGGAGAATGTCATCTTCGACAAGGACGTAACAGTTGGCGGAGCCATCGCCTCCAAAGATTTCCGCCGGGGAGATTTCTCAGGGGCTGGATTCGGCCTCTATCGGGACGAGAACGGCAATGCGGTGGCCGAGGTGGACATATTGCGGGCGCGCAGGAAGGCCGTATTCAATACGGCGGTCATCAATCAGGTGACCTTCCAGGTTGGGGCCACGGTCTTCTCAAACGGCGGCTGTGAAATCGCGCGCGTCGAGGATCTCGGCGATATCTACCGCTGCTACTATGACACGAAGGAGGGGCGCAGACTCTGCGGCCTGGTGGTAAACGACCAGGTTCGGTGCCAGCGCTACGACGCCGCACAACACTCGGTCGTCACGTATTACTGGCGCCTTGTGGTGGCTGTGGGCGACGACTATGTGGATCTCTCGAAAGAGGATGCCGACGGCGACGGGATTCCCCTGGAAGGAGACGAGATCGCACAGTTCGGTAACCGTACGGACCCTGCCCGCCAACGGGCCATTGTCATCAATCCGCTCAATGGATCCGTCGAGGTATATGCCCTTCTGGACAGCTACTCGCTTTCGGAGAAGAACTTCGTCGGGATGGGAGCGGATTCCCGGACCGGCGAGGCCTATCTCTATGCCCACGGCGATGTGCTGTTCGGAGACAGGGACCTCTCGGCTGCAGATGCTTCGTGGATCGCATACCGGAAACAGGAGGGGACGGACCGGCGCCGCCTGCTGATCCAGGGCGATGTGCTGTTCGGCCCCGGATCGAAAGGCCTTTCCGCCATGGGCGAGTGGAAAGAGCTTGCCGACGGCGTCGCGGCCCTCGATTACCTGAAGTCGGTCTTCCCGAACAATGTCGTGGACAACAACGGTGTGTTCCTCTCGCGGCTGATGGCCGTGAAGGACTCTGCGGAGGCTGCTGCAGCCGTGGTGGCCGGATTGTATGGCGGAGGGGTTGAATCCCTGAACAACGCGGGATTCAAAGACCCGACGCACGGCATTCTGATGATGTTTGCCGGGGCCGAGAACATCCAAAGCATTGATAAGGCCGCAACAAGGATATATGGCGACGGGGCGTTGTTCACGAAGTCCTTGTATGCCGATGGCGGCAAAATCGGAGGCTTCACCGTGTCAGACCGGGACCTTGTGGCGAAAGCTCCGGACGGAGGCACCTACCAGTCCGAGTTGCAGTTGTCGTACAGTACCATCCGCTTTCTCTCTTCGGCTGAAGGGACTGCGGCCTGGTTGGGAGTGAACTCTTTGCCGCCATCGGCCTTCCCGAACTCCATCTGTCCGTTGCGGATCGAAAACAGCGGATCCTCGGATACCAGGAATCGCTATGGAATCCATGTGAGCGTGTCCGGCGGAGCAAAGAACGTAGCCATCCAGGTTGCAAAGGGATCTTTTGTGGGATTCCGGCCTGTATCTCGTGTCCTGACAGGGACAACCACATATACCGCAACCAATGACGACCATTTTATCGTCTGCAACACCACAAGCGGAAATGTTACCGTAAATCTGCCATCTTCTCCTGAGCCCAACCAGAGAATTGAGATCCACAAAATGTATGCTGTGAAAACTGTGGTTGTGAACTCCTCCGGCGGCAAGTACATTCAGCCTACCGGAGAAGATACCAGACGTACTCAAGTTACATGGACCGGCCGTCGAACCGGAACATTGACCTATATTCAGTCTTTAGGGTTGTGGATTTTGAGTCTAAGTTATCAAGCGTAAAATCATATAGCATCATGGCAAAGATCAATTTCAAGGAGTTTCAAATCTACACAGGCATCTCTCACCGCGAGACCCGAACCTTCGATGTCCGCGAGTCGCTGGCCGACGCCCTTTATCTTTCGGGACGCGGAATCCGCATGCATGACCTTGCCTTGCGGATCTTTCGCTCCGATGGCCCCGTCGATCTTGATGAAGCCGACGAGCGTCTGCTCCGGGAGTTTGCGGAAAACATGTCTCCGGCATTCATCGACAGTTTGCCGTTGAATATTCAATAGATTAGATAACATATACGCAACATGAAACGCATAAGAATAGGCAAGGACATAGAGATCAAATGGTCTGTCACCACGAATGGCGAGAGACGGCCTCTTTTAGGCAGGGATTTGCGATTGGTAATGCATCACACATATTTGGGTGATATGCCTTTGCCGTTCAATATATCAGAAAGTGATGCCGAAATGATCGTGGCTCATTTCCGCGGTGTGGAACATAGATCTACCGGAAAGTATCGGCTCACCTTGTGGGAAAACTTTGGCAAGGACGGACAGACCGCCGTGGACTGTTGCGATGCTTTTGAGCTGGTCGCAACGACGTGCGAGGAAACCGATCATGCGCCGGGAGATCTCGATATTTCCACCGTGAACCTCGGCACGGCTAACCTGCAAACAGGTATGCCAGGCAAGGACGGATTATCTGCTTACGAACTTTTCAAGAAGTACAATCCCGATTCGAAACTGACCGAGGAGGAGTATGCCGAGACGCCTGTCCAGGCGGCGGGGGTTGCGCTGGCGATGGTCGAGCAGCTCGAGGAGACGGATGCCGCGGTGAAGCAGGCAGAGCAGCTCCGCGAGCAGGCCGAGCAGGGCCGGGAGGCGTCGGAACGAACCCGAGCCACGGCCGAGCAGGAGCGCGTCGCGGCAGAACAGCAGCGGACCCTGGCCGAGCAGACGCGGGTGACGAATGAGTCGGCTCGCCAGACGGCCGAGGCGGGACGCCAGACGGCGGAGACGAAGCGCGAGGAGAATACGGCCGAGGCGATTCGGAACAGCGAGGAGGCGACCCGAAAAGCGGAGGACGAAGCCGCCCGGGTACGGACGTTGGCGGACAATCCTCCCAAGATCGTGGAGGTGGACGGCATGGCCTATTGGGCTTTCTACGATCTCGAAACGCAGCAGTACATTACTTCTGAATATCCTGCTCGTGGAGAAAAGGGAGAGCCTGGTGGCGGCTCTGGTGTAAATGTCGTTCAAACTACCGGACAGAGCAAGACAGACGTAATGTCGCAGAAGGCCGTAACGGACGAGTTGGAGAAAAAGGTAAACGCGGAGGAAGGAAAGGGCCTTTCAAGCAATGATTACACGAAAGAGGAGAAACAAAAAGTTTCTACTAATAGCGAACTATTCTTTATATTACCGGAAGGTACTCAATTCCCTTATACCTTAACTGAAGAGGATAAAACGAAATTTAGCAAGGCCCGGTTTTTAATATTAAAGAGTGCTTCAACTGGAAGTATATTTGTATTAAGCCCAGAGGGTTTATCAGATCCACTTAATGGAACTTGGGCAGGAGTATATAATTCTACAGGTATTGTTACAGTATCTGTATCTAAAGGAGTAATAGGTGTACCCGGTATTGTAAGTTTATCCGATGATAAGGCTGTAAAATTTACAGCTCAATCATTAAGTGATGATCAGAAATTAAAAGCTCGTACCAACATTGATGCTGAAAAAGCTACAATAGTCGAGAATCTCGAAGGAGCAGAAGTTACTATCGATGTCAAGGGCGGAACGATGTACGTATGCGGAGAGCTGACCTCGCTGAATATTGCGAGCGTCGAGAACTCGACGAAGCCGTCGATCATCCGCTTCACGTCGGGAGCTACGGCTACGCAATTCTCATACCCGGAGAATTTCAATATAACCGGCTGGACGAAACCCGAGGAAAACAAGAGTTACACCATCTGCATCCTGTTCGGTGCGGGCAACATGACCTACGATGAATAGCCTTTTGTACTACTACAACAACGTGCAGAAGATGGCCGCCTACCGGCAGGCCAAGAGGATGCAGCGCGGGGCTCTCACGGCGCAGGGCGGATTCTCTACAACTGATCCAGCCTTAAGACAAGTTCCATGCACTATTCAGTGCGTGTTTGTTCCCAAGAACGTAATTTCTGCGCAGCAAACTCCATTCACAACATCAACAGGGGCAGTTATTAGGGTTGATCTTTTAAATGGATCAATGATTATATATTTGGGATCTACGACTCCCTATAATCAGCCTTACGAAATAGGGAGTATATATAATATTGTTTTTTCAGTAAGTCCAGATCAGGTCAATCTATATGTAAACGGCGAGTTGAAAAAGACCCTGGATGTTGATACGAGTCAATTAAGTATTTATAGGATTGGTTTTTTTAATTTCAATTACTATTTACAAGGCGACTATCTACTGCACCGGCACTTCAACTACGCCATGAGCGCTGACGAGGTGAAGGCCCTTGACAACAACGGCGACCCAATGGGGTACGTCGTGCCGAAGGAGAGTAGGTATTTTGAAAAACGCTATCAAAGTGATTTTGCGGATGGAACTGATGGATGGGGAAGTGCCAATGGTTCTCCTAATCTATCTGTTGTGTCAAATGGTGGCATTTTGGAGTTGTCGGGGAATTATGATGCTTATCAAATTATGAGGACCGTCGGCGATGCTCCAAAGTATGCTTCAAAGTATAAAGTTCGTATTGAACTTGAAGAGCGTATATCACTTTCTTCATTCTTATTCTACCCGTTTTCAACAACGACATTCGTAGTAGGATCTTTTTCAGAACCTACCGATGTTTTAGAAGGTGTTACGAATAAACCGAGTGACATACTTTCCAGAAATTGCTATCTATACATTTATGGATTGAAACCTAATGATCTTGTCCGGATTAAATCTATTTCGGTAGAGCCCATCGGCCTCATCGCTGAGTACCTGCCGCAGAATCTGATGTATAGTAAGGACGACAAGGCGATCGCAACCTCCTGGCTCGACAGCGCGAAGCAAATGCCTTTGTCGGACGAGTACATGGAGCCGCTGTTCCAGTCGATAGGCGGCTACGACATGGCGGCAAACGGCGCGCCGGAGATCCTCTACAACGAATAACAAACAGCAATAGCTATGCAATACGCAGAACTTGAAAACGGATATTTGATCCCGGCTCCTGGCGAGGTACGGCAAGGCGGGATGGTCATCATGAACCCCGGGCCCGATATCCTCGGTTCGATGGGGTACAAGCCCGTGGAATACACGGATCGCCCGGAGATCACGACGCCGGGCAATGAACTACGGGAAGTTTACGCCGACAGCGGCGACCGCATCACGGTGACGTGGGAGGAGTACACTCCGGAGCCGGCGCCGTATGTCCCCGAGCCGATCCCCGACACGACGATCAGGCAGGTGGCCATGTTCGCCACTATGGCGGTGAATACGATGTCATTATCCGACGAACGGTCGCTGGAGATCAAGGACCTCTATCCCGAATGGGCTTCGTTCATCGGCAAGTCGCTCGACGCCGGATTCAAGGTGCTATACGAAGGGCGGCTCTACAAGGTCCGCCAGCAGATTGCCACGGTGCTGGAGAATCAGGCCCCGTCGGAACTTACGGCTGCGCTCTACGAGGAGATCAACGAGACGGCAGCCGGAACGCTGGACGACCCGATTCCGTACAACGGAAATATGGAGTTGTTCGAGGGAAAATACTACTCACAGAATGGCGTGACCTACAAGTGCACTCGCTCCACGGGGCAGGCGGTGTACCACGATTTGAGTGCGTTGGTGGGTATATATGTTGAGAAGGCATGACGACCATGAAGAACATCATCACCAAGATCGTCGGCTGGCTGAACCGGATCCCGGCCGACAAGTACAAGCACCAGGCGCTGGGAGCGGACATTGCGGCCGTCGTTCTGCTGGTGCTGGTGGCATTCATCCCCCGATGGCTGGCGCTGACGGCCTCGGTCATTGCGGTGATCGTGGCGGCTGTCGGCAAGGAAAAGGCCGACGCCAAGACGGATCTCCGCGATATTGTGGCCACCCTCTGCGGAGGCGCCGTCGTGTGGCTCCCTTTCCTGATTGCAATCCTGATTATTGTGTAGTGATATGTTCGACATCCTCCTCGATACATTCGGGCTCGAGGCCATTGTCCTGCGGCAGGCCAATAAAATAAAAAACAGAATGAATATTGATAAAAGAAGCTATATCAAAGGAAACTAAATGATATAAATTGAAAGCGCCGGAGGATAAAAATACCCCCGGCCTGTTAGTAGTCCTCTTACCTACGTACTAACACAAAGGCGCCTAACCGCACGACCGGGGGAATACCACCATCGCGGTTGGGCGTTTTTTTGTGTTGTAAAGTACGTAAGTAAGAGGATGCACAAAGATACGGATTTTAATTGAAAAGCAAAATGAGAACACCGATTTCCTATTACGGCGGCAAGCAGACGATGCTCAAACACATTCTGCCGCTGATACCATCCCACAAGATCTACACGGAGGCATTCTGCGGAGGCGCCGCAGTGCTATTCGCTAAGCGACCGGCCGAGGCCGAGGTGATCAACGACATCAATATGGAGCTGACGAATTTTTATTGGATGGCAAAGGTTTACTACCCGGAATTGAAGGAGCAAATCGAGAAGACGCTGCACAGCCGGGACATTCATGCCCACGCTGGGCACATCAACAGCTACCCGCAGTTCTTTACGCCAGTCGAGCGCGCGTGGGCCGTCTGGGCGCTCTGCAAGATGTCGTTCGCTTCGATGATAGATGGAACGTTCGGGTACGACTTCGGAGGTATGATGCCCAAGAAGTTGCGCAATGCGAAGGACGAGTTTACGGAGCAGCTATGTACTCGACTTGAGCGGGTGACGATCGAGAACCGCAATGCGCTCGATGTTATCGCCTGCTACGATGAGCCGGAGGCCTTTCACTTCGTCGATCCTCCCTATGTGAACTCTGATTGCGGTCACTACGAAGATACGTTCAACGAACAGAATATGGATCAGCTCCTTCGTCTGCTCGAAACGGTGAAGGGAAAGTTTATGCTAACGATGTTCCCCTTCGATATGATCGATCGATACGCCCAACGCAACGGGTGGATCATCCACCGCATTGAGCGAACTATTAGCGCCTCGAAGTCGAGCCGTCGCCGACAGGAGGAGTGGATGGTTTGTAACTACGAAGAACGAGCGCAGGGATCGCTGTTTTTATGACAAAAAAATACCGTTCGAACGTCGTTTGGTTGTCGTTCGAACGGTATTTTTACGTGCGTGCGAAATTTTCGTCGCATTTCGTTTTGATCACGCTAACACCTCATTAGTCGCTTTTCGTTTTTGTAAACGTCACATTTCGTTTTGTCGATTATAGATACGGAAAAGCATCCGGAAAATTCCCCCCCCCGCAAAAAATAGTCGTCCATATATCCTATTTGTTCCGTCGAAACGGGAAAAAGTTCATTCCATCGGATATCCCGGAACAGGGCATCGGCCCGGCCGGACTTGATCCGGCAGGGCCGATGCATGGCGACTCGGGGCCTCACGACGCCCCGCAAACAAGCGTTTCAACGCAGTGCCGACCAGTCCACCTCGTCGTAATCGGGATACTGCGCCGCACTCTGCTTCCACGCCTCATCAGGCTCGAAACGGCGGAACGTCTCCCGCGTAAGGACCTGATAGGAACTTCCGCCGGGCTCCGTGTACTCGGCAACCGACTCCCAAACAATCATCCCCGGGGTGAACGTCTCCAAATCCATCCGGTCGTCCGACTCCCCGTTCGGACCATAGGTCAGAAAGAGCTTCTCGCCCGGCCGGTAATCGAAGGTGCGCGTCTTGCGGTAGGCCGTCGGCCGGTCGGGACCGGTCATGGCCAGGCGGCCATACTCGATCAGCGTCGTCCCGCTCGCGAAGAACAGCACCGTCGGACCGCCTCCTCCGTCCAGCGAGCCGTCGAACCCGTAATCGAGCGTCTTTTCCCATCGCCCGTCGCGGTATTCGGAACATTCCATACGGGTCTGCTTCCAGTAGGTTCCCTCAAGCCGGTCCGCCTCCATCGTGATTCCTCCGTCGTCCTTCTCACAGGCGGCGCATGCCGTCATCACGGCAAACATCATGAACAACTTTTTCAT